TACGGTATAATAGGTAATGCCAAATACTTTCATGCAACTTATGTTAACCCAAAATGGGCTGATGAAAGTCGAATGATTGCTCAAATCGGTAATCATATATTTTATCATTGAGGCTTTATGCGAATTATAAATGATGTAAAACTTGACTACAAGGATGTTTTGATTACACCGAAACGATCTACTCTTGCGTCTAGAAGTGAAGTGGAATTAAGAAGACATTTTAAATTTCGCAGTGGGAATGAATGGTACGGTGTTCCAATTATAGCAGCCAACATGGACGGTGTTGGAACATTTGAGATGGATTCGGCGTTAGATAAATGCCACACAATGGCTGCATTGACAAAACATTTCAAAGATGTTGAACTGATAGACCATCTTAAAAAGAAACTCAACAGCAGCGTTTACTCTCTTGGTATTAGTGACAAAGATCTAAACAAATTCGATAATGTTTATCATGTAGTGGGCGATAAACATATTAAAGTTTGCATCGATGTCGCGAATGGATATACACAAGTGTTCGTAGAATTCATACAAAAATTCCGCGAACGATACCCTAGTGTTATTTTGATGGCAGGTAATGTTGTTACACCAGAGATGACTGAGGAATTGATTCTCGCAGGTGTTGACATCGTGAAAGTTGGCATTGGTCCTGGCTCTGTCTGCACAACACGCAAGATGACAGGAATCGGCTACCCACAGTTGAGTGCGGTTATTGAGTGTGCTGATGCTGCTCATGGTCTTCGGGGTCATATCATAGCGGATGGTGGGTGTTCCGTTCCTGGAGACATTGTAAAAGCATTTGCGGCAGGTGCTGATTTTGTAATGCTTGGTGGAATGTTGGCGGGTCACAAGGAAGGTGGTGCCTCGTCATTTGGTGACAATCGATTCTATGGCATGAGTTCTGATACAGCCATGGATATGCATAATGGCGGTGTTGCCAATTACAGAGCATCTGAAGGCAAAACTGTAGAGATTCCATATCGCGGTGAAGTGAGCAGAACTATTCAAGATATTTTAGGTGGGTTGCGTTCAGCATGTACATATGTGGGAGCATCAGAACTAAAAGAACTGAGCAAGAGAACAACTTTTGTTCGCGTGACGCAACAACTAAATGAGACACTGAGTGCTTATGAGATCTAATATGGCAAATCGTGAAGAAAAAAATAACTTCTCTATGATGATTATGAATCTGGCTATTCAAGAAAAGATTGATCACATGGATGCTGTTACAACATATTGTGAACGGCACAATCTTGAAATTGAAGTTGCCGCCAGTTTGATTAATGATTCTTTAAAGAGTATCATTGAAGGTGAAGCAATGGAGTTGAGATTCTTGCCGCGAGGAAGTCGACTGCCTCTATGAACGGATACGATCTTTATTGCATCTATCAGGCGATTAAACTACACTTTACTTCTGAGAGTTATAACTTCTTTCAGTATGATGGCAAAACTCGAGTATCAATAGATGCATTTCAAAAACGCCGTGACAAGTTTCTATTCCATCGTCTTGCGCGCAAGTATCGCGACGATGAGATGGTTCCATTTCTGGTTGCTAATTTTGTACACAGTGACAATAATTGGACCAAGTCATTGCTTGAAGACCAGGCTGAAGAAACTTATAGAGATTGGAAACAAACCACAGACTCAATGAGCAAGGTCTATGCTGAAGATCTACAAAAGATCTGTAGTGATCCAAACAAGTTTAATGATTTATTTAAAGTTGAAGATGGACAGTTTCCACCATTACTAAATCTTCTTATGCAAAAAGAAGTGACTATAGAAACTATGGTGATTCTCAATAACATCTTCGACTTTATTCGAATTTGGGATAAGAAGATTTCTGATGATATCATCTATCCCAAAGTGTCAAGAAAGGTACGCAAGTATGGTGCTTTTCTTGCGGTGAATGTTGACAAGTATAAACTTTTGACAAAAGAAACTTTACTTGCTCAACAGAATACTATATAATAATATGGTAATGAAGAAAGTGGATAAGCAAAATACAATTTATACAACGCTATACGGAGAATACAAATGAGTTTATCAAATCTAAAGAAGGGTTCGTCCCTTGATAAGTTGAAGAAGGCAGTTGAGCAATCTTCTGCTGGTAATACTGGTGGCAAGAACGTTGATGATCGTTTTTGGCAACCAGATGTTGATGCTGCTGGCAACGGATACGCAGTTATCCGCTTCCTCGATACACCAGCAGTTGACGGTGAAGATGGTTTGCCTTGGGTACAAATCTGGTCCCATGGTTTCCAAGGTCCAGGTGGTTGGTACATTGAGAACTCTCTCACTACTATGGGCAAGAACGATCCAGTTTCTGAGTACAACACTGTTCTTTGGAACTCTGGCATCGAAGCAAACAAGGAAATCGCTCGTAAGCAGAAGCGCAAGTTGACATACATCGCAAATGTGCTTGTCGTCTCTGATGCAAAGCGTCCAGAGAATGAAGGAAAAGTTTTCCTCTATAAGTTTGGTAAGAAGATCTTTGATAAGATCAAGGAAAAACTTGAGCCTCAGTTTGCTGATGAGACGCCGCTGAATCCGTTTGATTTCTGGAAGGGTGCGAACTTCAAGGTCAAGATTCGTCAGGTCGAAGGCTATCGCAACTACGATAAGTCAGAGTTCGAGGCTGCTGCTCCATTGTTCGCTGGTGATGATGCTCAGATTGAAAAGGTCTGGAAGTCTGCTCACTCGCTCAAGGATTTCTTGAAGCCTGAGAACTTCAAGACCTATGACGAACTGAAGGCAAAGTTGAACAAGGTTCTTGGTGCTGGTGGCGTTGCTGGTGCAACTGCTACTCGGATTGATGACGAGGAGGCTGATGCTCCTGTTGTTCGTTCTGCTCCTGCCAAGAAAGTGACGGCTGAAAGTGTCAGCGTCGATGACGACGATATGGCGTTCTTTGAGCGTCTGGCAAAAGACTAAACATCGCTTATAAGCACGGTGTGCGTTCCATAGTGATGTTTGGGGGGACTAGAAATAGTCCCCCTTTTTTTATGCAATAATCGCTGAAGTAAATGATGTTGGGTGAGCAAAATCTCTTGATATTGCTCGATTAAATGCATTTTCATCTGATCTAGTTGATGCTTTTTGCATTGGCTGGTTTGGTGGTGGAGTTGCTTGTTTACCGCCGCCACTCGAATTATTGACTACCATTGGTGCTGCTGTTGGTGGTGCCGCTTGTGCAGTCATTTGTGATGATGCCAGTTGAGCAGAACCTTGAGCAACTTGATTTCCTGTTGTACTTACTACAGGAGTTAATTGCGCACTACTAGAAGGAGCTGCAGCGACCATGGAAGGTGCTGCTGTTGAAGGTGCTGCAGCGACCATGGAAGGTGCTGCTGCAGGAGGTGCTGCTGAAGGTGCTGCTGAAGGTGCTGCAGCGACCATGGAAGGTGCTGCTGCAGGAGGTGCTGCTGTAGTTGAACCGCCACCACCACCACCTCCACCGCCTCCACTAGCTGGTGCACCAGCAGAGGCAACGAGACCACTCTCTCCAGAATATGCATTCACTTTAGCAAGAATTTCTGCGCCATAACCTTTTGTTAAATCTAGATTACCACCAATTGCTTTTGTAACTGCATAATTTGCTGTCTTTTGATCTGCAAAATCTTGCTTACCCTTTAGAGCTGTCATCACATATGACGCAGAGATTTTGGCTGCAACTGTAGGGTCATTGGCTAAATCTGGATTTTTCACAAGATCTTCACCAACCTTTTTCCCATAAAATCTGTAATTATTTTTGCCAGTTAATTGAATGTATCCTCTACCGCGATACTTAAATCCATCTCCAGGTTCAGTATTGCCCATTGATTGTCCAATTGACGTATCCTTACCATACATCAACTCACCCATCGATGTTGGACTAGATTTAATTTGTGTCAATTGTGCATCATCGTATCTTGCTGCACGCTTTCCAAAAATTTTGCGAATTCTATCAAGAGCTGTATTCTTGTAATTCATATTTTCAGAAATTGGTTTAAAATTAGATTCTTTTTTAATATTTGCGAGCAAGGCAATTTGAGCAAATTTATTATTCAGACCAGCCTCTTGCATTGCAATATTGATAGGTGATCCAGTCATATTTTTTATATCACTACTCACTGACTTATCTGTTTCTGCAAGACTTTGAGTTATACCTGCTTCAGTTGAAGATACATCAATAGACCCTCTGCTGCCGAAACCACCACCTCCACCGCCGCCGCCAGTTGCAGCAGTTACAGGACCTGATCTCGCAGATGCAGTTGCTGTTGAAACAGTTGATGATCCAGGCATTGCACCTCGATTGGCTGCACTTACAGGAGAGGCTGGTGGTTTAGTTGCTGGTGCTGGTTTTACTTCACCAGTGCTTTTTGTAGTTTGCACTTTTGGATCATATAATTGTTTCTCAGCATCTGATAGAGCAGAAAACTCGCTCCACAACGAATAAAGATCATAAGCCATCCACAAACTACCAACAACAGTTACCGCAGAAGCAACCCAACCAACGCCTGGAACAACTGCCATGCCACCTGCAAGTGCCAGTCTCGCGCCAATCTTGGCGAATAGTTTAGGTGCTTTTTTCTTCACGAAGTTTACGAAAAGATCCCACGCTTTTGATTTGACATTCTTTACAACTGCAGTTTGTCCTATTTTATTTGCTGCAACTGCGCCACCAGCCGCACCAGCTACACCAGCAGCTGACGCAGCTGCTTGTATCTTAATATCTTTTTTCTCAGCAGCGATTTGATCGGCGATTATCTTTTTTTCTTCTGGAGTTTTTGCCTCCATTGCTTGTTCTTTTAGAGCCTCACCACCTTGAACCTCAAGGTTAGGATCTCTAAATGAATCAACTGCTTGATATGCGAGAAAACCACCAGCGGCTGCACCCAATAAACCACCCATACCACCAAGACCACCACCACGACGAACACCACCACGACGACCACCACGAAGACCACGGCGACCGCCACGACGACCACCACCACGACGACCACCACCAAGACGACCAGGAATAAAATCAATAAGATCTCCAAATCCTAATCCGCCATCATTTTTATCTAATAAGTCGTCAAGTTTTTTATGAATTGTTTTATTTTCTGGTTCGCCAAGTGTTTTTAAAATGCTCTCTATCGAATCAGCAATGCGAATCATTGGATCTTCATCTGCTGCAATTGCTGCGCTCAATGCATCTGTTCTAGATACACCTGCGTTTTTTCGTTTTACTGCACCAGTTTCTTTAAACTGTGCAAAGGTTGCATCTGAACTTTTAGCAAATTTTCCTTTAGCATCTCGATATAAGGTTTTTCCAGTTTTTGGATCAATCTCTGATTTAAATCCTCTATTTACAAGAGTAAATTTTGCAAGGGCGCGTACATTTTTTTTAATCTCTACAATATCACGCACTAAATTTTTAAAACCTGAGATATCATCTCTTTTTTT